AGCACGATCTTCTCGCGGTTCCTGCCCGGCTACTGCCTGCGGCGGTTCCCCGATCGCTCCGGCGGTATCTGCTGCCAGACCCAGGATCTGGCGGTGGGGTTCAGCGAGGCCGCGAAGGGCTACTACGTCGCCTCCGGCGGCACTCTGCGGCCATCACTGAGCGGCAAGGAGGAATGGGCCGGCCAGGATGGGATCGGCAGCATCTGGACCGCTGGCATCGGCAAGGGCACCGGCAAGCCGGGGCACTGGCTCTTCGTCGATGACCCGATCAAGGGCCGTGAGCAGGCCGAATCCGCTGCCTTTCGCCGGCAGGTCCACAACTGGTGGGATTCGGTGCTCAGCACCCGCGAAGAACCCGGCAACTCGGTTGTGGTGGTCCACACCCGATGGCATGAGGCCGATCTGATCGGCTACCTGCTGGGCAAGAACCTGGAGCTTGAGAGGGAAGGGCTGGAGGATGAGTGCGAGCGCTGGCACGTGGTCAGCCTGCCGATCGAGGCGGTCCCGGCCAACGACATCAAGCCGCTTCCCTCTACTGTCACCCGCGAGCCGGACACACGGCAGCCCGGCGAGGCCCTCGATCCGCAGCGATTCGACAAGCGCTGGATCCGACGCAAGAAGGCCAACACGCCGGACCGGGACTGGGAAAGCGTCTATCAGCAGAACCCATCCGTCGGAAAGGGCACGGTCTTCTTCCTCGACCGGATGCGGTTCTACGGCACCACCGCATGGCCCGGCCAGCCTGGTGATCCGCTGCTGCCAGGACGCTTCATCAGGACGATCCTGTCGGTGGATGCGACCTTCGATGACACCGCAGGCAGCGACATGGTGGCCATGACGCTGTGGGGCCAGACGGAAGCCGGCGCCTGGTTGCTCGATCTGGTGAACGAGCGCCTGGACTTCCCCAAGACCGTGGCCATGATCAAGGCACTACGAAAGCGCCATGAGTTCGGGGAGCTGTTGATAGAGAAAAAGGCCAACGGTGCCGCCGTCATCAAAACCCTTATCCAGGATGCCCACGGCTACCGCGTGGTAGCAACTGGGGTGGGCACGATGGGCAGCAAGGAGAGCCGGGCCAATGCGGCCAGCGTGATGTTCAACCGCGGGGAAGTGTTCCTACCGCGGTCTGCGCCGTGGTCTCAGACGGTGGTGAATCAGCTGGTCAAGTACCCGGCCGACACCTTCGACGACATCGTGGACTCCACCTCGCAGCTCATGATCTACCTGGAGGGCTCTGGCCCGCTGAGCTTCGCGACCGTCAGCTGGGGCCATGGCTCAGGGCAGCCCATCACGCTGGATCAGACCACCCTGCAGGTCATGAGGCAATCGGGCTGGACAGAAGAGGCAATAATGGATTATCAGAAACTGATGAATCGATAGCGATGGTTTCCACTGCCCCCCGGCGCAGCGCCAGGAGCCGCAAGCCGCGGGAGGTGCCGCCGGCCGTGGTGGAGGCGCAAGCCGAGGCCCTGGGGGCGTTCCCACCGCCGACCGCCGGCAGCGAAGAGCTGGCCGCCAACAACCTGCTGTTGGCCGCCAAGGAGGCGAACCGCCTGGCCGCCTCGACCGGCATCGCCTACGAGGATCTCTACCCGGTGGCTGCGATTGGCCTACTCAAGGGCTGCCGCCGGTATGACCCGGGCCGGATCAATCCCGGCACCGGCCGACCCTATGCACTGAGCTCGATCGCGGTGCCCTTCATCCGCGGCGCGCTGTGGCAGTGGCTGCGGAAGCACGGCCACCGCTCCGGGGTCCGCTGGCCCGACGCCTGGCGCGATCGTGCGCCGGTGGTGCGCCGGCTGGTGGCAGAGGGGGCCCAGCTGGCCGCCGTGGCTGAGGCCGTGGGCTTGCCCGAGCAGGAGGTGACCGAAATCCTGCGGGTCCAGGCGCCGGTGCGCACCTGCGATCCGGATGTGCAGGGCTTCTCATGCCGCGATCCCGAGCCGGCCGATGAGATCGAGATCGGCCCCGAGCTGCAGCAGGCCCTGGATTGGGCCGATGAGGCCCATTGCGGCCTGGAGTGGGCGGACCGCCGGGCGCTGGAGCTCAGCTGGTGCCAGGACCGCCGCCGGACGCTGATTCGGTTGCCGTTCGGGCAGTTCATCCGCAACGCCCGGGCCCTGACCCGCGGCCAGCGCTTGCCGGAACGCGCCAGCCAGCAGGATCTGAGCCTGCAGCTACCTGCGATCGTGGGCACCAGTCAGCAGGATCTGGCGCTGCAACTTCCGGCCATCGCGACCGGCGGCGAGGTGGCGAGGCGGCGCATCACCGATCCGCGGGAGATCGTCGCAGCGGTTGAACAGCTGGCCCTGTTCGACAGCGGGAAAACTGCAGCAGCAGACGAAAGGCCAGGCGGTGCGGCTGACGATCAACCATCCCAGCGACCGCGGCAACCTGCCGAGCTTCCAGCATCCGCGACTGAAGGAGGTGCTGAAGGAATTGGATCTGGTCGGCGATTGCTGGGACCTGCTGCGGAACAGCAAGCCGACCTATCTGAAGAGGGAAGACGGTGAGAGCAGGACTGCGCACGCGGGCCGGCTGGAGCGCAGCAGCTACCCCAGCTTCTACCGCGATGCCGTAAGCGCCTTCGCCGGGGTCCTGAGCCGGTATGAGTTGCGCGAGGCCCCGAAGCGGCTGGTAGCGGAGGGCGCCGTCAACATCGACGGGCGGGGCAACTCGCTGCGGGCCTGGGGCCTGCATGTTGACGCCCTGGCGCTGAGGGATAACGGCTGCCTGGTGATGGCCGACCTGCCGAAGGGCCGGCCCGAGAGCCGAGCGGCGGAGAGAGCATCGAGGCGCCTGCCGCGGTTCAGCTTCGCGGAGCGGCGCAACGTCCTGAACTGGCGCATCGACCCGGACCTGCTGATCCCAAGCCAGGTGACGGTTCTGGAGTGGGTCGAAGAAGAGGACGGCGACTACGGGGTCAAGCTGGAGCCCCGATACCGCGTGATGAAGGGCGGGGAGTGGTGGTTGCTCAAGATCGAGGGTCTCGATCCTGTGGGCAGGGGCCGGGCGAGCGTGGGCGATGGGAACGTGGTCGAGGTGGACAACGGCGCCTTCACCGGTGCTGGCGGCGCCCCGCTGACCCATCCGCCCTGTCGGTGGTACTCCCCCAGCCGCGACCCGTTCGGCGAGGGGGCGCCCACCTTGCTGGCCCTGGCGAACCTCACCCTCGACTGGTTCCGCGAATACTCCGACCTGACGGAGCTGCTGCACCGGTGCGCCCTGCCCGTGGCCTGGATCCGTGATGCAGCAAGAGTGCCCGGAACACCCCTGACCCTGGGCCCCAACAGCGTGGTGGAGCTGCGCGGGGAGGGGAGCGAGATCGGCTTTGCGGAGCTGGGCGGCAGCAGCCTGGACAAGCACATTCAGCACCTGACCAACATCGAGAAGCTGATCGATCGATCTACCCTGTCGTTTCTGTTCTCCGGCGGCGGCGATCGGACCGCGACGCAGGCTGAGCTTGAGAGCGCCCAGGTGCAGGCCACCATCACCGGCATGGCTGAGGCGAAGAACAGCTGCTGGCAGAGCCTGTTTGAGCTGTGGGGCCAGCTCAGCGGCGACCTGCCGGGCAGGGACGCGGGCCTCGATCTGCTGCCCGGCATCACTGACAAGCCGGTAGACGACAGCCTCCTGACTCTCGCCGGCAGCCTCTACGACAAGGGCCTGCTGCGCCGCGAAACCGTGACCCACCTGGCCGGCAAGCGCGGGATGCTCCGGCCCGGGGTGGATGCCGCCAAGGAGGCGCAGGAGCTGGACGAGCAGGATGCCGAGGCCGAAGCCCGCCTGAACCCGCCGACACCAGGCCCGGCGGAGCTGGGGAATGAGGGCATGGAGGATGAGGAATCGCCGGAGGATGAAGCGGAGGACCTGGCGGAGGATGAGCAGGAGCTGAGCTGAGATGGCCACCATCGGCGACCGTCAGATCCGCCTGGCAGACGACTACGCCGCGGCCCTCGACACCCTGGCCACCAGGGCCACGGAGAACACCACCGCAGCGCTCGCCAAAGCCCTGGCCACCACCCTGCGGGAGCTGCGCCGGTACTACCGGCAGGCGATCGATCCGGAGCTTGAGGCTGAGCTGTCTGCCGATGGCGTGCTGCGCCGGCCTGGGTCCTACTCGATCGCTGATCGGTCAGCGAAGTTCCGGAAGCTGATCCGCCTGGCCCAGGGCTTCATGCCCCCGAAGGCGTTGGCGGCCCTGCAGGAGCAGTTTCTGCTGGACTTCGAGCAGGCGGTGACGCTGGGCGGCGAGCTGGGGCAAGAGCTGGCCCGGACCGCGAATCCCGATGCCGAGGCCCGGGGCCTGTTTGTGGGGGCCTCCAGGGCGGCGGTGCAGGCCGCAGCGGCCACAGCCAGCGCCTACATCCGGGGCGAGGTGGAGAGCTTCCGGGACAGCATCGCCCGGATCGTGACCGACGGCGTGGGCCGTGGCGTGAGCGGCCAGGCGATCGAGAAGGACATCCGAAAGGCGCTGCTGGGGGCCAAGGATCCCCAGGGCCTCAACAACCGGATGGGCCTGAAGCAGCGGGCGGAGCTGATCGCCCGATCCGAGCTGGCCAATGCCTATGTGGGGGCCCAGAAGGCCGCCGCAGCCCGCAACGGCTACGCCTACGGCCGATGGATCGCCACCAAGGACGAGCGCACCTGTCGGGTCTGCGCGAGCCGTCACGGGCGGATCTACCGGTTGGATCAGATGGTCGGCTCACTCCACCCGCGGTGCCGGTGCGTCCTGTCGCCGGTGGCCACGGAAGCAGTCGAGGAGCCTGATCCAGAGCTGCGGGCCCGGCTGCTGCGCACTGAGTTCTGGGACAAGGCGCGGGAGGAGGTGACAGCCGCGTTCGCCAAGGGCCAGAACTGGCCACTGGAGCGGGCCGGCAAGGTGCTGGAAGCGGCGGTGCTGAAGCCCTCCCCCAGCGAGCGGCGGCAGTATCCGGACATCGACCGGGCGCCGTCGCCGGTGGCCTGAGCGGGAAACCTGAAGCAGCAGCAGCGGTTTCGTGGCCAGGGGCGGAAGAGGCGGAAGGTCCTACGTGCGGGACTCTCGCGGGCGGTTTGCCAGCACCCCAGGCGGCGGCAAGAAGGCCCCGTCAGGCCTCCCGCGTCGACAGCCGCGAAAGGCCGGCACACCCCCACCCAAGCGCCGGGGCCTGGTGACGCAACGGGCAGCCGTGAAACGCGCCAGCGCCAAGCTCAAAGCCCTGGACACCTCCGGGAGCTACTCGGGAGCGCTGCGGCAGCGGGGGCAGAAGGCGGCGGTGACGCGGGCGGGGAATCGGCTGAAGGCGGCGGAGGCCACGGGGCGGCGGCGGATTGCTGGGGGGAAGGTGCAGGGGGTGGTGAGGATGGGGCGCAAGGCGCGACCAGCGGCAGCGACGCAGCCGTCACCCGGGGCAACTCAAGCGACCCAAGGCACCATCCGCAAGCGCAAAGCCTCAAAAGGAGAAAGAATCATAGCCCGTGTTTGGCAGATAGGTGAAGGCCGGACTGGTGCCAAGCGGGCGACCGCCGAAACCACAAAAAGGATGGCCCGTCTGTACTTAATGGGACTAGAAGGGAGTCCTCAGTATACCCGCGGCAGGAAAAGGGGGCAAGAGAGGTCGTTTGAGGATCGTATGCGAAATATCACCAAAAACATAACCAGTCGAGGGGAAAGGGACAGGGCGGCCCGAATGGTTCAGGCTGATTTTAATGCTGAGGCCAGAAGGAAACGTGCTGCGGCGCGACGAATCGAGATAAGAGCAGATGATCCATTGAACCGCAATGGATTAGCGCAGAATACCGCAGATAAGCTCAAGAAAGAGGCTGCGCGTCTGGAGCGCATGGAAGCCACCCGACGCTTTAATGAATCAGCCGCGGAAGCCGAAAGAAGAAAGCGCACCAAGTCTACAGATGCAACCGATAACGCAAGGAAGGATGCTAATAGATTGCGAGTGCTGAATCGACGAATTAGTTACCTCAAGAAAAAAGGCGCAACCCCTGATGACCTGGGCCTCAGGGCGGCGATTGACGCTCGCAAGACACTGGTCTCCGGCATGATTGAAAAAGGAGGAAGGCGAATCAAGATTGCCACTCCGGGTCGCAGCACTCGCCAAGATGCGCGGCGACGCTCTGAGCGCCGGTTGCGATCTCTATCACGGAAAACTGGATCGGATCGCAAGCTCTATCGGTTCACAACTGTTCAACAACAAAACATATTCGGCGGCGTTGATCGTGTTCGCGGACGGGGTAAGTTAATTGGCCGCCGAACCAGATACGGAACCTTTATCCCCAGGCCCAGTACCTACAGCCCGGCTCCCGGCAGTAAAGCGTTCCGCGAACAGGTCGCTACGAATCAACAGCGGATTATTGATGCTGAGCGACGCAAGGTCGCCGCCATGGGTGGCTATCGGCCGACGCCACAGGTTCGGCGATAGCCGGGAAACCTGAAACCAGATCCCCCATCCTCCCCATGAACTGCGGCAAACCCCACACCAGCAAAGGAATGAAGGGCACCAAGCCCTCGGCGAAAGGCACCAAGAAAGGCAAGTGATCCCGACCGGGAAACCTATCCTCAGTAGCGTCCTGCCATGAGCGCCCCCCATCGCCCCCCAAGCCTCCGCCTGATCCAGGCGCTGGCTGTTGCTGTCGAATGGCGCTGCGTCGCGGCCACGCGGCAAGCGCTCCAGGTGCTGGCCCTGTTGGAGCCGGAAGACGGGGAGGGGATGCTGCGCTGCCTCGTGGATCGGCTGGAGCCCGATTCCCGGTACTGGCTGGCCACCATTGACGGACGGAGGGCTAGGGCATGACGCCGAAGAAGGATGAGCGCGGCTGCTACCGCGACCCGAAAACGGGCCAATTCGTCTGCAAGCCCGGCACCAAGCCCGGCACCAAGCCAGCAGGCAAACCTGGTGCCAAGCCCGGCACCAAGCCCGCGGCCAAGCCCGGCGCCAAGCCCAAGCCCAAGCCCGGCCGCGGCTGGTTCCCGATGCCCGATCAGCGCAACGACCGCTACAGCGTCGCCAAACGCTCCACCCGCAAACCTGACGCCGCCTGACCATGGCCCTCGCCCTGCCCCCTCTCAGCGCCCTCTGGCGGCCGAACACCGGCAGCGCCCTCGATGACCTGGAGCGGATCCGCACCTACATCGGCTGGCCCGGCACCCAGGGCAGCCTGACGGAGTTGATCATGCAGCTCAACACCGTGGCCGATCTGCGGCCCGCGATGGTGACCCAGGTGCAGGCGTGGGTTGATGAGGTGGCCGATCTGGAGGAAACCCAGGCCGATGCCGTCGCGGCCGGCACCGCCCACCTGGGGAACGCCGAGGAATACGAGGGTCCGATCCCCGGCACCAGCCCGACGCGTGATCAGCAGCTGTCGCAGGCTGAGGGGCTGCAGTGGGATACCAGCCTGCTGAAGGCCCGCTATCGCTTCGGGACCGGCTCTGGCATGGCGGCCACGGCCCAGGGGCAGCGCGACAGCCGGATCGAGCTGCTGATCAACAGGATCGCGGCGGCGCTGAACGTGCGGCGAATGGTGGCCATGGGCCCCATGAGCGGTTCGGCGCCGCTGCTGCGGAGCTGAGGGGCAGGCGGCGGCGGGAAACCTGAAGCAGAGCAGGGGAAGTCGTGGCCCGCAGCAGTCGCACCTATACCAGGGACTCACGGGGGCGATTCGCCAGCACCCCCGGCAGCGGCAGCCGCAAGCCAACCGGTGGCCTCCCGAAACGGCAGCCCAGGAAGGTCGGGAGCCCCCCACCCAAGCGCCGCGGCCTCGTCACACAGCGGGCAGCGGTCCGGCGGAGTGCCGCCAAGCTGAGGGGCAATGATCCGGCCGATCAGAGCCTCTCGGGCACCCTGTCGCGGCGAGCGCAGCGGGGGGCCCTGACCAAGGCGCAGAACCGGCTGGCAGCAGCCCAGCAGAGCGGCCGGCGGCGGATCCAGTCCGGGGTGGCACAGGGCGTCATCCGGCCCGGTCGCCGCAGGGCCAGCCCGACACCAGGGCCGGGCAACAACATTCGCAGCACCAAGCGCCGAGGCCGCTCGCCGCTTGCGCTGAAAGCCAACGCAATTCGGACCTACACGCCCGTCACCCGATACGGCAAGAAGGACAAGGCCAACCGCACGCCAGAGGGCAAGGCAGCGCGGCGGATTGCAAACTGGCGAGCGCTCAATGATGCTG